GCATCTTCTGATGCGTCGATATCACCGGGGATAAAGGCAGCAATCTTGCTGTTAATCCCTCGAGATGTTAAGACGTCTTTGATAGCACGCTCTCTTTGCGCCTTGTTCAGATTTTCAAAGTTAGCCTTTAATTCGGCTAGTTCTTTTTCTTTCTGCTTGTTGGCTTTGCGTAATTGCTTGACGAGGTCGTTATTTGCCTCTGGAGCGGTGTAATCGTCATCGTCGTCGTCATCCCATTGATTGGACATAGTTAGTCCTCTCCCATTTTCTCTAGTTGGATTCGATAGCCTCATAGTCGTTCGGGGAAACGGTATGGCTCTATCTGCCGGTCTTCTTACACTCCTCGGGGCCGGTAGGTCCGAGGCAGGTCTAGTTAAAAGGCGCCTGAACGATTACGCTCTAGCGACGTGCTGGTAAGTCCAGACTGTTGTGAGAACTGCGCTTTCTCCATAGCAGTTAATTGTTGACGCTTGCGTCGAGCAGATGCTGCTCCCTCAAGTCCAAAGATTTCTTGCTCTGCTGCAGTCTGGTCATACTTCTCTGCGCCATAGATATTTGCTAACTGTGAAGCGCGAGGTAATACCTCTGCTGCAGTTTGATATCCCTGCCGTGCTTGCGCTTGTGTAATACCGCGAGCGGCAAGACTTTCAGCACGGAGTGCTCCCAAACCAAAGCCTGCAGTCTCTGCTGCAGCGCCGATTTCAGCGGCTTGAATCTTGCGCTGAATATCTGGAAGAGCACGCTGTGGGTCAAGAACATAAGCAACCAGATTAGACTTGGATATTCCACCAGGTCCACCATAGTAATCTTCCAGAGCACTAAGAATTTCTGGTGCTGCTTTCTCTACACGATTAACTGCTAGTTGCACTCGGTCTTCTAATTCTGCCGGAGATACATCTCCAGAGATAAACTTCTCTAAATTGGCTTGTCTTCCTTGTCCATCCTTGGCGTAGAAATTTGCAGGCAACCCGTATCGACGCATAACGTTCTGATACTGGTCTTCCAGGCTAACATACTCAGCCTCACTGAGCGCTGCTAAACCAGCGCCAATACGTGCTTCATTAGCCTTAAAGCGATTTTTGTATGGAGTGGTCTGTCGTAGCCGTAGTGAAAATTCAGCAGGACTAATTCCTTCTGCCGTGAGAGTCTCTATTTCTCCTACTAAATCTCCCAGACCGTAACGGTTAAATTCTTCTTTGAGTAAAGCAAAGGCAGAGCGTCGGTCTCCCGCTGCCGCAGCCTGATTAAACTTCTCTTGATTGAGGGAGGCTTGGTAGTTAGCAAAAGCAAGTTGGTCAGTAAATTTTGTGCCATCGGTTGCAGTATAAAATCCAGCGTCATCTCTAGTTCCCTGAGAACTGGATGCGGCGCCAGTGTTTGTAGCATTGGCAGTATTTGCGGCAGCGGTACGAGTCTGAGTCGATTCCGCACTTTGTCCAGGATTTTGTAATTCCAGACCGGAGAGTGTCAAAGAGTATGGTCCAGCAGGTGCTTCCTCATTAGACCTGGCTTTTCTTGGCGTAATATTTTGGACCGATTGACGGTCCCCGTATGCACCAAGAGAAGGAGACTGAGCAGGAGCCTCTATTCCCTGTCCGTATAATAATTGGTTTGGGTCTATTGTCATTTATTACCCCTGGAATCCAAAGTCACGAAGAACTTGCTGTGCGATAGTAGAAACTTCTTGTCTAGCGTTGTTGGTGTATTGCCAACGTGGGTCCTTACGAAGAGTCCTTTGATAATCATAAAGCGACATCTCTTTATCCGGACCAATAGCCATACGCAAAGTTGGGTCATCCAACTTGATTGTCTCTGGATTAACTTCCAGAACTGAAGCCATCATCTGCTTGTATGGGTCATAGATGGTTTGAAGGTCTACGCCTTTATCGACCAAAGAAGCAACTTTATCTGGGAGACCGAGTTTTGCTCGCTCACGGATAATTTGCTTATAGGTTTCGGTAGATTCACCTTGATTGATATTTTGCAACCAGCCCTGAAGGTTGTTACCAAACTGCTTTTGCAAGTCGATGCCATTAGCGGCAGCAGTTGTTTCCAGGTCTCGTAACGCTTCCCCTGCTGCTCCACCCAACACACCACCAGGTGTGTACTTGATGTTGCCTCGGATAGCAGCGAGGACCATAGCGTCCTTGCCTTCGTATCCCAGGTCATAGATTTGACGAGCAAGCATATCCAACTGCGTGCTATCTAAACTGGCACCAGTGGACTTAGCGGCATCGGCAATACGTTGCTTTGTGAAAGTAAGACCACGACCATACTCAGAGGTCTGGTCTAAAGTGGCAACCATTTCTGGTGCTGCAGTACGACGCATCTCTTCGTATTGGTTCTTATAGAACTGACGCTGACGTAGTTCTCCAGCATTAGACTGCCACCATTTGGTTTGCTGCAGGTCATTGAGGAATCTTTGTGATGTGTAATCATCTTTGGTTCCAGGTTTAGCGTCTGCACCAATGGCGCGGAACAGCAGGTCGCGCAACTCTGGGTCACTCTTGAACGTTAAATCAATCGGACCGTACTCGCTCTGCACCATTGAGTAGATTTCATCAATAGTGTACTTTGGAGTCTTTGCTGCTTTTCCTGTAGCACCTTTTCCGCCACTGCCAGTACCGGCGCCACCAATTCCGCCTGCGCCACCTGTAGTCCCCGCCTTACCAGCACCTGTTGCACCAGCCTTCGCTGCTGCCTTGCCAGTGGCTGGCGCACCTGCTTGAGCCATTGGCTCGCGGGATGCTTCACCGGTAGGAGTAACTCCCATACCACTGAGTTTATTTTCAATCTCTTTGGCTTTGGCAGTATCTCCGCGACGCACTGCATCTTTGCGGTCAGCCTCTAATTTTTTTTGCTCGCGTTCTGATTTTTTCCCTTGCTTCTCAGAGCGATATTTTTCAAGTTCTGCTTGAACATCGTCAAGACGCTTTTGCGCCCTTTCGTAATCCGCCATAGTTTTTTGATAGGCTGGAGTTCCCTCTTCACCACGAAGTTCCATATCAGCAAGTTGTTTGCTGAGGGTATCTCGCTCAGATAAAGCGACCTTCTCATCGTTAATGGTAGGACCAATATCAAAGGCTGGTGTTTTCTTTTTAGATGTTTTCTGTTTGGCTTTAGGTTTATCGCCTAACTCGTAGAACTCTCCGTCACGCATAAATCCAACGGCTTCACCACTACGAGAATAAACAACATCAACAAATCCAGCAGGAATGTTTTTGTCTACACCGGGATTAAATACATTTGTAACATAAGTACCTGCAGGACGTTGCGCCATTACGAAACACCAATCGCTTGCTTGAATACGTCATAGAAAGAGAAGACCTTAGAAGCCTTAGCCTCATCTGTTCCAGATATCTGTTCGATAAGAAACTGTTGCTCATCAAGACCCGGTGTAGTAGTTGCTGTAGTCACTCCACCTGATGTTGAATACTGGGTAACTTGCGGGTTAGCCTTTTGTGCGGCTACCAGGTTGGCGGTATACTTCTTGAGTTCTTGATTGGTTGGTCCTCGACCAACAAGGTCTTTCATTACATTTTCAATAAGAGTTGCTGCAGTCTCTGGTGTGGATAGTGCAATATCGCGTCGAACGGATGGTTCTCCAGTTCCGCTTCCAGCGCCAGTATCTACTAGAGTTAGCCAGTCCTCAAACTTGAGATTGGCATTACCGGCAATTCTCTTATAGGTATCAAAGTCACCTTGTGCCTGGAGATACACCTGAATTAAACGAGGTGATGGAGCACCCGCAACTTTACCTACAGAGTAACCAGCATTGTCTAGCGCCTGGGCATAGAACTTACGAAGACCCTCTGGCAGTTTGACAAAATCTTGAAGAATCTTGTCGGCATTGAGAGTACTCTTCTGAGTCATAGTGCCAGGAGTGGTGGAAGCACCTTGCTGCCACTGCGTATTGTTCTCTGGTGTTGTTGCGCTCACTATACTCCTAGTCTAATAACCTTGAGAAAAGAACGTTGTATGCCGAGTTCGCATTGGAATTTACTGCTGCAATCTCTTTCATACGAGCAATCGTTGCTGCTAGTAATGAATCGGACAAAGTAGTTCCAACTGAACCAAATGTAGCATAACGGGTCTTTGTATCAACATACTCATTGTAGACATTAAGCATCTCAGTTAAGGCTGCTCTCGTCTTTGGTTGTACTGCTACAGATTTGTCACTTAACATTGTACTTAAATCTGTCAACGCATTTCTGCGCTCAATAGCCCTCTGGCCTCCTTGAGCAAGTTCTTCCTGGATAAGTGGATGGGTGTTCTTCCAGTCACTTGACCAGGCTTGCCACTGCTCTCGGTATTGTCTGCGCTGGAAGTCTGATAAAGAGTTTTCCAGAGAAGATTCGTAATTTTCTTTGTTACTATAATAAACCTGAAGGTCTGATGCAGTCTGCACTTCACGAAGGTAGTCATCTACCCGTTTGCTATAACGCAAGCCCTCACGACGCATAGTCTGGTAAGCATCCCAGGAGAAGTCTCCCTCGTATGGAATAAGGAAGGCTGCACCTTGTGGATACTTTTTGAAGAGTTCGTCGTTCTCTTCCACGAATCGACCAGAAGCATCTGCGTATCGAATAAGGGCTACAGTAGAACGGTCAGACTCGGCAATAGTAAATGGCATTTCCTTGGGATTGTATTTAATCCACAAAGCCATAGCCTCATCAACGTTTCCGTTTTTATCAGCAAGGATAGCGTTCCACGATTGCTTCCAGTTGGCTCGTCCATTGTCCCGTACCCAGTCAGCCATATCGCTCTTGAGCATTATTTGAGGTGATGCTGGCGCAAAGAGTCCATAGACAACACGGGAAGCCAAGATAGCCATTGTTGCAGAACGCAACTTCTGGCGATAATCTTCCAACTCTCCTGCTGACGCAGGAAGTAAAGTTCCGTCTTCTGCCACACGTGGCTTAACTCCGTGACCTGCTGCTTCCAGATAGGTAACAGCCTTACGGAAGGCAGAAGCATACTGAGAATTGCGCTCGTCCTTATTGAGCAGACCGTAAATCTTGTTAACGTGCGCTGGTAAGATAGCCGAGATTGTTGGCTGGTCTTCCGCGTACTTGCCCATAGTGGTACGAACAAGTGTGTCTGCCCAGGCTGGCTTATCAAAGACGGTATTAAGGATGTTCTCCATAATCTTGATAGGAACTGCCGCCGCAGGACCAGCAAAGGTGGGTACTAAAGAATCCGGACTAAGCGATGGCGTAATCATATTTAACTTTCCGCCAAACTCCACCGGAGTTGGGATGCGGAAGGCTGGTGCTACACCAAATGCCGCAAGAACTCCAGACATCGCTTTATAGGTAGGAGTAAGTCCAGGGTATATAAAATACAACTCGCCCTGGTCATCTCTATCGACCCAACCACTGTGTGCTACACCTTCATAAGTAAGGGCAGCGCGAGAAATAGCCTCTGGGTTGTATCGGACTGCGCGTCCAATACGACGATAGAAGTCTTCAGTTGCACGATAAAAACGTGCAAAGTTACGACCGTTAAAAGCCAACTGCGTTTGGATAAGCGGGTTATCTACATAGGCTAATGTTCGTGTTCTTGCTCGGTCTTCTACAATCTCGGAGATTTTAGCCTTAGCGTTTGCCTCTGCCTTGGCAAGTTTCTTGGGGTCAGTAATTCCCTTAGTATGAGCAGCGATGAAGTTGGCATAGAATCCAGTATCTTCCATATCGCGTCGAACCTTAATCATCTCCTGAAGAACCATAGGCTCACGGGAGAAGCGTGCGTTCTGCTCACCGAACCAGTCCCAACCACGTTCCATAATGGATGCGGTGTAGTTATCGGTATCCGATACTGGAACCAATGTTGGTCCGTTAATGTACTGGGGAGCATCTGCTACTGATGTAGGAAGGTCATCAAGACCAATCTCTCCAGCAACTTTGTACTCACCGGTAACATCATCTACTGCACGAACCTTGCTAAGAAGGTCCATATTGATAGTAGTTCCGTCTTGCTTAACAAAGAGTTGTTTCGCTGCATCATACACACGCTGTGCGTGGTCATCTACAGTTCCGTTTACACCAGGCGAATAGAGTCTAAATCTATCCATCAAATCTGGCTCCTGAAGTAACGCCGCCTTTATTTTACCTACGGCTGCTGCTTCGCTATCTAGGTTCGCTATGGCGATAGCGCCAATCTTATCGTTGGCCCAGAAGTTAATGCCAAGCATCCAGGAGATTTGACTGCCAGTATCTGCTAACGGAGCAATGTTGGTAAATCCTGTACCACGCTTATACTTCGTCTTAGCAGGAATGTTAATCTTTAGGACCGACATTCTACCAAAACGCTTTTGGTCTTTAAGTGCTCGGCTGGCAAAGTCAGTTCCTGTAAAAAGGTTCTTTCCGCCTTCAACAACATCTGCTAGAGCATTGTCAATGTTTCCGTTGAGGATGAGTTCTTTAAGATACTCTGCATCTTTCTCGGCCATCGTAATACCCATACGACCCATTTTAGAATCAGATATTGCAGTGGCAAGAACTGCACGAATCTTAGTGATATCTCCGCCAGCATCTTTAACCATCTGATTATATTTTGCGCGGTCCTTGGCACGTACCAAACGATTAACAGCGCCTAGTGTATCTGCTGCTGTACGGCTGATGATATTGCCCTGATAATCAACAGTTGTTGCTGTTCTCAAACGAGTAGAAAGAACGCGAGCCTTGGCTAGTCCCCAGGGAGAATTGCCAATAGCAAGGTGAACCATTAAGTCTTCAGTAGCATTACGAATTGCATAACGCGGACCGGCAAGAGTGAGGAATGACCAGTATGAGGTCATTTTGTCTACCCATCCTTTATGAGCAAAGGAGAACACGTTGCCAATGCCGCTACGTGCGGAGAAGCGGTCAATATCCTTAATGCTTGGTGCGCTAACAAATGAACTAAGTTGCGAAGGAATCAAAGCCATCGACTCATCTACACCATTTTGAGTGCGGAATACTGATGGGTTGTAAGTGCTCTTCGACCCATCAGGAAGTTGGCGCTCCATCGCTGCAGCATACGACGCAGCATATTTGCCAGAGAGAAGACGAGTAAGTTCACGTCCACCTTCGGTCATACCAAATCCTCGGAAGTCTGCAATAGTCTGCCAGACACCGTAGAATATTTCTTTGCGTTCGCCCTCAGTGCCTGCAGTAAAAGCCTCACGAAGACTCTTGGAGTAGTACTGTGGAAGCGCTAACCGTGATAGGCGATATATCTGGTCTGGGGCATCCTTGGCAAGTACGTCAAATGAACCCTTATCAAAGATAGGGATAAGCGCAAACTTGGCCTTGAATCTATCGAGACGGTATTGGATAGCAGCGCTGGAATAGAATATCTCACGCTTCTTGCCCTTGAGTTCCTTGAGTCCAGAAACAACTCTTTTGCGTTCCTCTGGATTGACAATACTTTCAACTATTCCGTCGTTGGTAGCAGGAGTGCCATAGTATAAATCATTAACAAATTTATTGCCCACTTTGTCAATGTCAAAGACTTTGTTTGCAGTGGTGTATAAAGCAATACGGGTCTTGCGACGTGCATCAAGACGTGGCATAAGAACTCGAGTTCTACCTGGCTGTCCCTTGAGCATTTCTAATACTTGCGATGAGTTCTTAAAGTATGCCTTTGCAGAGAGTGCATCTTTGACTGGAGCAGGCAGGCTAATCAATTCATCGATAACTGTTGGACCAAATTCTGGGGCTAGAGTCCGCAGTCTGTCGCGTGCTGCAATCTGAGCGGCGTTCTCACCAGACTCTTTTGCTGCTTTGTATACAGATAACTGGGCGCCATAGGCATCCCAGAAGTTCTGGACTGGAGCGCGGTCAAATACTTCATCTATTGATTGTGGGTTAAATGGTCCTACTTGCCACCATTTAGTCTTACCTTGGTTGCCCATCAATACATCAAGTGAATAACGCGATACGTCCACAGCCTTCTTGGCTTTACCTAAAGCAAGGAACGGGTCTGCGAAAATACGATATGCAGCATCTACTGCGCCAGATACTGCGCGATAATAAAAACCGGAACCTTCTAATTGTTCAGGAGTAACAAGGTTTGCTATCTGTCGACCAGGAGAATACTTGGCAGCCTGGACGGAATCAAGAACATCTTGGAAGAGTTTTTGCTCTTTGTTATTGCTCTTAATCTTTGAGGCAATAGCCTTCTGTGTGGCAGGTATTGCTGGGTCTTTAATAATGGCATCATAAGATGAACCAGAAGCAATCTTCATTGCAACTTCTATTTCGTCATTGCCATATTTCTGACGTGCTTTCTCAATACGATTTGGGTTAAATACCTTTTCGCCAGTACGTCCAGCAGTCTCCCAGGCTTGAGCCAGGTTTAATGGTTGTGTACTGGCAAGCGCTACAGTGCGGTATCCACGTGTCATCAGGTCGGATGCTGCACTCGCTATCTGGAATGGAACAACAACAGGTCTACTTGCGTAGTAACCAACAGTTCCTAGCCAGCCACGCTTCTTAGGAGTTGTTTCATCAGTACCAAATACCTGCTCTAGTGAGCGCTTTTGCTCATCCGTATAGGTGTTGTACTGTTGCTGTGCAACTTCTTGGGGCAGGTCAGAGAGAGTTCTGTGTACCGAAATTGTTTTATTCAGGGCTTCTACTTGACGCTTCTCTTCGTCAGATAGCCCTGCAAGAAGTCCTGCAGTTGTAAAATTAGTGGTCACTACATACCTTTGGCTGCGAATTGTTGATACAGAATTGCCGCTTCTCCGGTGGAGTCATACGGGATAAGTTTTGCTAATGTGTCAGATATCTTTGTTACCGGTGGTTGTAATCCTAAAACTTCTGAACCAGCACCTGCTCCAATATCTACACCGGTAGTGATGGGTTCCTCTGGACGCTGAGTAGGTGCGCCAAGTGCGACTGCTGGAGGACCTGCTGGGCGGCCACCCACATTATCTGCGATGCCGCGAGTCTTGGCTTTTGGTGCTCCTGCAGAAATTGCTGCAGTCTCTACACCCTCACCATAATAGGCAGAAGGGAGATTGTCTGTTCTCTTGGAGAACTTACCGGGTCCGGAAACGCCAGCGCCAGGGTTCATTGGCTCTGCTGTCATTATTCCTCCTGGAGTTTCTCTAAATCTTCGTGTAGTTCTTCAATACGCATATTAAGGTCGTATTGGTAATTAGCGTGTGATGTCAGTAAATATGCAATCTCCTTGCAGAATACTGCAAAGGACATTATCAAGTTATAGAAAAAGATTACTACTGTTAGTGCTATGTGAATAGGGCGTACTGGGTGATTCATACGTACCTCCCAGTACGCTCTAGTTCAATATTCATTTAAGCCTTCTTGCCTTTGCGGCCTGCTGGCGTGTAACCAAATTCTACCTTTCCGCCTTTTGGCATCGGGGCGTTAGTTGGTCCTTCGACGACTGGGGATACCATCGCCTTTGCGCGTCCACCTTTGTTCATATTTACACCTCCTACGCTGCTCCGCCAATGGCGGCTAGTAACTGTGCTATGTCAGGACGTTGCTCAGCAGCAGGGGCCGCACCGGGTTGAGCGGGAGGAACCTGCGAGGCAGTTGTGGGGGCCGCGCCTGCTGCTGAAACTTCTGGGGCCATTGGTTGTTCAGGCGCTGGCTCTGGAGCAAACGCTTTCTCAACAATGGTTTCTATCTGTTGACCCTTTTGACGACCACGAATAACCTCTGTGATGCGTGAAATAACTTGCGTTGGGTCTTGACCTTGTGCTGCCATAGCAGGCACGGTCTGTGCATATTGGGAAATAGCAACGCGAAGAGCATCGCGCATTTCTTCAATATCCACTCGTTGTTCTTCCTGAGTGACGTTGATGTCCATAGGCATCTCACGTCGAACCATATCTCGGGAGATAAGTTTATCGCTGCGTAGTTGCAAGAGTGCAATAATCGCACGGTTGGGGTCCATACCGGACATAATTCCATAGCGAGAATCAACAGCGTAATCGCCCTTGATATCACGGGATGGAACATACTTCAAGATATATGGTGTTCCGTTGTCAATACCACGAATGGTCTTTTGCATATCGCCAAATATCTTCTCGTCTGCTTCAAAGCAAAGACCGATAAGTTCGGTGAAGATGCGTGCGAACTGTGCTTGTGCTGCACGAATCTGAGTATCGAATCCTGCTTGTAGTGCCTGGACTCCACGTCCAGTAACCACAGATGCGTCAATTTGTCCGGAACGTACTTCTGGGTAACGAGCACCAATGCGAAGTTCACGCTCAAGAACGCTTGACTCAGCAAAGACATTGTTCGGAAGTTCTAGTGGTACACGACGAATTGCTTGTGGATTGGATGAACGAAGAATAGAATCAGGACCAAGAGGAAGTTCCTGAACATCTTGGGGAATGGCAATCGGTGCTTGGATAGATTTCTCTGCTGCCTGGATTTGAAGGATGGCAAATCGGGCGCGAGCAAGTTGGACTGCCAAGACATCATCAAACTGTCCGCGTGCTTCGCCATCAATAGAGTAGCGGGTAGCAACACGGGCCATACACTTACCGAGAAGATTTGGTGTACGGGAAAGAATGAGATTGTTGCGAGCAGGAAGGAAGAGCACATCCTGTTCTGCGTCGTGGTAACGAACCATATCGATATATGGTGAGCCAGATGTGTACTGGTTTTTACCGATGATGTCGTTGTAGAACTCTGGATATAGTGATGCAAGAGATTCAGCGTCAGTAGTAATAACCTGGGTCAAGGAGATGCAACGGCCAAAGCGGTCAATCTCTGGGTAGGTACCAAAAGGATTGAGTAGACGAATACGTGGGAAGTTCTCCTCGTAATCCATCTCCACCATTGCTGGTAGTTGTCCATAAGTATTGAACCAGTCTGCGCCGGTATACATCTGGATTTGTAGGTCAGATGCAGTGACATAGAAGTTGGCAATACGGGTACGGGTATCAGCAGCCTTGCGTGCTGCATCCGAAACCATATTAGTTGCCGAGCAGTTAAAGGTCGGCAGTGGTGCCATTGCTTCTGCTAAGTCACGGGCAGCAACATCAATTTGGTTAGCGACTAGAGGCTTAGGATACTCCTCGGAGAACATAGAAGGATATACCTTACTAATGTCACCTTGACGCACCGATAGCACATCACGCATACGTTGGTCGCGGGCAGCATAGCGCGTCTGTAGACGCGATACCTTAGCCGCTAACTCTTTGATGTTTAACAATGAGATTCCTTACTTCTTGAGAATTGAAATTAGCGCTTTTTGCTCTTCTTTTCCTCATACTTAACTGATGTCATTTCTGGAGTAAGTTTACCCATAAGACCTTTTTGTGCGCTTCTTGCTTTGGCTTCTTTTACAGCCTTAGCACTAGCAGCAGTTTGCTTGTACTGCATAGAGGTAGTTCCGGTCTTTCCCTTAACAGCAGCGGTCTTGGCTTCGCTCACTTGTCTTCCTAGGTTCTTTACTGCCTTCTTTGTTGACAAACCTTTTCCTGGAAGTGTTGTCACCGCTTTACCTAGTGTTCCTACTGCAGTTGCGATGTCGCGTGCTTCACGAGCGGTGATACCAAAACGCTTGGTAATCTCGCTAAGTGCATTTTTCTTTGGTGCTGGCATTTTTTCTCCTTAGATGAATACTCGTTGTTGTTCATCGAGTAGTTGGTCAATATTGACTACCATCCTCTTGCTCTTTTCATAGCGGTTGAGGAAAGGGTTTTTCAGATGGTGTGCTTGATACTGACCACGATTGAGAATCTCCCGTGCTCTAATCTCACAGAACCATAGCGCCATCACCATATCGGTCTTACCTTTGGTAGTCGGAGACCAGGTCACCAGTTGCTCTATCAGGCTCTTGATGTTCTCTGTTTGGTCCGATGGCAGATGTATTAAGTTATCTCGGTGGTGCTTTCCGTCGGCCTGTTTTGTTCCAAACAGTGTCGACATACTCGCAACGCCGAAGCCTGTGTCCCACTTGTTGGCACCGGTGTGGTGTTCGCGCAGAATGACGCCGCGATTAGCCAGATGGTGTCTAATACCTTCATCTTGAGTGAGGAAGGCTTGGAAGGCATTTTTCTCTACTACCCATTCACTCGGCTGATAGAGACTGGTCCAGTCGAATATCAGTTGGCGAATCATTGCCGGGGTGGGGCGGGTCACCTTATGTGCGTCTACTATGTAGCGCTTGTGGCTAGTAGGGTCTACTGCGTAGCAGACTACTGCAGTATC